CCGGAGTCTGCTTCAAAGATCGTCTCCGACTTCATATCTACAAGCAGGAAGTTCCACCCAGAAACGGTGCTGCACGATGAACAGGCGATGTTCTGGATTATATCTGAGGCAATGTTCGATGACCGTATTGTTGCTGAGGAAGAGCATAGCAGGGTTGCCCGGCGAGCAGCTCATGATCTCATTTTCCACCAGCTACTGTCGCAGAAAGTTGCACCTGGTGCCTTCAAAAGAGTCTTTGCAGGCACTGCTATGACCGGACCGGCACCTGAAGGGGCAGCTAGGGCAGCTCTGTGGGCAAGTGAGCTGGAATGGCTACAGTTCAGGTCTCAGCCAATGTGGGTCAAGTACTGCAGGCTGTGGGCAGCTCCACCCAGACGGCTGCGTGAGAAGACCCGGCAAGCGATTGATAAGGTTGACTCATCCCCCCCCTGGGAAAGGCACAAGACTTCCGCATTCTCAAGAGTGTGGCCTGATAGCGCCTCTTACAACTATGCAGGTGTCCTCGTTACATTTGTTGGCACTCGCATGCTTGTCATGGATTCGTCCCTGGCAGACTATGCACGCACGTGCCTGGCCTCGTACAGGAACGCACACTGGTCGTTCTCAATGCTCAGAGTGAGTGGCGATGCAGGGATGTCAGATCAGTCTTTCAACTTCGCCAAGTGTGTTGCCTGGATCCGCAGAGCAACTGCTGATGTGAAGAATGCGAGATATGTGGCTCGACACATGCATTTGGCGTACACTAGGTGGCAGAACGCCGTGTGCGAAGATGATGCACCGATAGACTGCGGGTGGCGCGAGCGGGACGACCATCTGAAGAAGGACATGGTCCAGTACTACCCTCACAATGACACATGGTACGAGATGGTCATGGCGCTGAATGTTCCTAAGAGGGCACGTGCCGAGTACTTTAAGCTATACCACCTTCTACCCCCGCCAGACATTGATCCCCTGCTTCTGCACGAGACACTCATTGAGAGGACTGGCAGCGAGAATAGCTGCTCTGACGAGGCTGTCACAAAGTTCATTGACTTTTGCAAATCCTATGACCTGTGCCGATATCTAAGCAAGCGGCATGCTGATCCAAAGATCGGGCACGTCCCGGGGTATGTCCCGAAAGACCAGGCGTGGTACAAGAAATCGCGGACCGGGAAGTTGACTCTGCCTCCACTTGCAGAACGGGGGCATGCCTGGATCGAAAAGGAATTCCCGTACGACCCTACAGGTGATTACCACATCTTCGATGCCAAGGACTGCACGAGAGTGGTTGCTGACCTGGGGAAGTATGTAGACAGGAGCCAGTCACGTGACTTATCCAGAGTTGATCAAAATGAGCTGCTGTCCGCGATTTTCAATGGGAGTAGACTGTCAAACGGTGAGATGATGAGTGAGTGGAGGAGCAGAGTGATGCACGGCCAATTGACATCTTCTGATCAGGTCATAGCCGCTGAGGCCGGGAAAGCAGAAAACACCAAGCCTGGGGCAAAAGTTAGAGAGACGCTGTCAGCATCCGACAATGCTCGAGAATTCCTTACCGAAGTTGATCATTCATTGAGGCCATTGGCCGAGCTGACACCCGGAGTCTCGATCAGGGTGGACCTTGTGAAGCACAAGAAGAAGTTTCAGGCCATGGCGAGGGCCATCAGTGCAGACAGCACCACAGAGGCATTT